GTTGGCGTCGCTGACGTAAACGCCGCTGTTCTGCACCAATTTGCCGGTTGTTCCGTCATATCGAACAATCGCATTGTCAGCAGCAGACGCTGGGCCAACGACATCCCCGGTTCCACTACCGCCACCTGCGGCAATAGCATCGAGAATAGACTGCGCAGTTACGCGAAGTTCGACTCGGCTGCCAGATGGAAAAGGTAGAGCCGTGGTGCTCTCCTGCGCGCGCACGACCGTGAGCGTATCGCCTGATCGCGCTGTAACTTTTACAATCTCAGAGATACCAGCGGTCTGATAAATCGTAGCGTAGAAATAGTCACTAGCCCCAAGAGACGGGAAGTTTGCGCCAGTTCCAGACGTTAAAGCGATGCTAGTAGCCGAGTCCGTAATTGCAGAACTCAGATACCCATACGCATCATTCTTAAGAATTACGCCCATATTAGACTCCGAACCGCTGCATACGCGCAGTCATAACACCACGGACATTGCCGAGGTTTGCTCTGGCACGACGCTCGGAAAGTTGAAAGATAAACTGCTTTGCGTGATACGCTGCAAGTTCGCGGTCTGCCCAATTAGTATTTGGTAGCACAAGCAAATGCTGCAACGCGTTGTGCGTAATCACATCCTCGAGTTCGTCGAAGATAATCTCATCCATACCGGTTGAATTACGCTTCGGCTTTAATGCGTAGAACATACGCATCGTGTACGCCTTGGTTTGATCCGGCAACGGCAGAATAATGTACTTATCCGGCGTCAACTGACAGATTGCACGGGGGTCGGTCGCTTCGACCAAAGCCGAGTCAGGAACTGTAGTAGTCCCATTACCGTTGTACTGCGACGTGTTGTACTGGTTGCTGTTGAATACGTTTGACTGGGAGTTCAGCCAGATAACGGTCGGGTCAACTCCGCTGTATAAATCTGCCCAATACGGAAACTGATACAACGCTTGTTCTAACGTCAGTTTCTGAAGTGGTGCATCGTTCACGATAGCATCGAAAACAACATGCACATCAGTATTAGCAGGCTTATTGTATGCGTATTCAAAAACACCCGGTAACAAGTTAAAGGTAGGTTGCGCCCACCGCCAAGCGAGGCTGCGCTCACACGTACGAATTGCTGCATCACGGATGTACTGAATCATGGTGGGCTGCGGACAGCCCGGAACACTCGGGCTAATCTTCGGCACCAACGAAGCGTATGTACGGTCGGCCATTAGACCACCTGCCTCGGATCAAGTCCGCCTTCTTCAGTATCCGTAATAGCGCGGGACTGCAGCCCCACCCCGAGACTCTGAGTAAACGAATCGAAGAACAACTTCGCACGTCCAGAATTGACATGCTCGTTATCGACCGACTCAGCCAGATACACCGTGCCGTCCACAACAGTCGACAGGTACGAATCCGGCAGCAGCGCAACCGTTTGCCCAAGCGTGTAGGCAGGAGGCGACTGAATGTATTCTGCAGTCAGTTGCGTGCCGGTAGTCGGGGCTGGATACAGGAAAAACCTATTAGGGTTTCTAACATGCCGGACATAGTTGACCGGTGTACCAGCGGACTCGGCTACCCAACCCGGAGTCGTTTGATCCAAAGTGTCGCGCGAAACTTCCGTAATGGCGTTACCGCCAACAACTTGAAAGATCTCTACCAGTCTTACTGAGTCAGACGGGCAACTCTGCACTACCGAATTAGCAGTAGTCGAGATGTTCGTAATAAGCGAGAAAAGATCAGGACGTAGGATGGCCATCCGCTTGAGGGTCTGATTGACGTACCCAAGCAACACGGCGTCACTATAGCGCAACGGGGCCGACTCGTCTTGAATCAGCCTTCGAACTTCCGTGATTACGTCCTGCGGAGTCATTACGGTAAGCGCCTCGATGCGTCAGCCGCCAACTCGGGCGAAGTATACGGAGGCTCTTCCGGAATGTCATCTGTTGATAAGTCTAGGGTTCCTTTACGCTTGCGACCCCGCTTGGCCTTCTCAACAACTTCCGACTTTACGAAACGCTCCGGGAACGCGACTTCCTCGCTCACCTCCTCACATAAAGGATTAGCCGCTAAGATTGCGTCCCATTCGTAGATCCAACCGTCAAGGCGATGGCGAAGATACCGAGGCATCTTACTTACCCTTGTTCATCTTCTTCAGGGTCATAGCCAAGCGGGCGCGCTGACCCATCTTGCCCGGAGCCTTGGCAGCTTTGGCCAACTTACCGGCAGGAATGTTCTCGCCTTTCTTAACGCCCATTGCCTGACGCAGAGCGCCCGGCTTCTTGATTGCCTTCTGAATCCACTTCTCAGCCATGTTACTTCTTCCTCTTTACGCCTGCTTCGCTCAGCGCGATAGCTATGGCTTGCTTGCGGTTCTTTACGAGGGGCGCCCGCTTAGGCCCTTTGGGATCACGACCAGCGTGCAAAGTGCCGGACTTATATTCCCGCATCACTTTCGAAATCTTCTTTTGCTGCTTGGTCATTGCCACAATTATTTACTCTTTTTGGAGGATCGAGCCAACTCGGAACGGACAATCCCACGGATCATCTTCTCCATTTCAGCCTGTTTGAGTTTTTTCTTTTTCATCTCGATCTTTTCTTCCTGCTTATCGAGCTTCATGTACATCTTACTTTTCACGATCACTTCCTCTTTCCTGATGGGGACACCGGCCAAGACTGTCTTGCCGGACTGGTCTTTCTACTAGCCATCGACCGCTTCTCAGCGGCGGTCATTCTGCTTGCGGCTTTAGCCGGGCGACACGCTGGGTAACTACGCTTGGACTTCTCAGAACCAGAACGCCCGCACGCTTTGCCCGTCTTGATGTCGACCCACTTCTCACCAAACCATTTACCGAGTCCGCCCTTACTTGCCACGCTTCACCCGGTTATCCGCCCCAGACCAACTGCCCCCTCGCTTCTTGTACTCTTTCGCTGCCCACGCATTAGCGTATGCGCTGGGATAAACATCAAACTTGCTTCGGGCCGCAGACTTAACGCTAGACCACAAAGCCTTGTTGTTCGGTATTGATTTAGCCATATCAGCAGTTCCACGCGCGCAACGACTTATTGATCCGACTGTTGGGATCGTTAGCCGTCTTGGCACTTGTTAACTTCTTTTTCATTCCTTTCATCCTCGCGCAGAACGAATCACGGCGAGCACCGCCCTGAGGCTGTGGAGGTTTGAGTCCCGGCTTGCCGGGGTTTGCGCGGTTATAGGAAGCACGACCTGCGGCGTTCAATCCGCCCTTAGGATTCTTGCCTTCCTTACGCTGCCAAGCGGGGGACTTAGCCATTAGCCAATCCTCGCCGCATAAATTAAAGCGGACGGAATAGCAGGAACTGTCGGAGGGCCAGCTGAGGCAGCAGTAAAATCAAGTTTTACGTTGGCATTTTCCATCATTGCAATTGCTTCAATGTACTGTCCAGCGGTAAATTGCTCCATTCCACTAATCGTAAATACTGCATTACCGCCATCGGTAGATTTAGGTACAGTCATTTTGGTTGCTGAAGCGGTGATATCCGTTCCATTTTTTCTAAACCAAACGGTTGCGTCGTGATCAGCACTATCAGCGTTAGCAAGTTGCCCAGTGAAGAAAATTTTATAGACACCTGCAACAGTAATGGTGATGCGAGAGCTAGATGCTACCGAAACACCAACGTTAAACGACGCTGATTGAGTAAACGTAACTGCTGTTGGGGTATTCGCAGAGTAAGTCTGATCGGCATCTGAATAAAAATATCCATATGCAGCATCAAACGTACCGTTAGTACCGACTCCAAGATTCGTTCTTGCAGCAGATGCAGTTGATGCACCAGTGCCGCCATCAGCAATCGGAAGATCAGCGCTAAGTCCCGAGAGACCAACGCCAGTAATAGTACCGCCAGTGATAGCAGCCTTTGAAAAACTTACCGTTCCAGTTCCGTTTGGGGAAAGAACGATGTCGCCATTCGTATTAGTAGATGAAACTGTATTTCCATCTAACTTAATGTTATCGACTGATATCGCGCCGGTGCTTACCTTCAGCGCAGTCGCAACGCCCGTTCCGCCGTAAACGGTTTTTTCCGTAGCAGTCGGGCCACCATCAACATGCAACAGTTGATCGTAAGTGCTAGATACTGTGTTGCCGGTAAGATTGGTAGGCATCCGTAATCTCCAAAGAGGCAAGGGGGCTTACGCCCCCCGCCATATCACTATTACGCAGGAGTGACCGCGTTAGTACCGTTTGCATCGACCCAAGTCGAGTTGGCATTAGCACCAGTCGCAACCTTTATCTTGCTGTTGGTCGTATCAAAAACGATAGTTCCAGCAGCCTTTCCCGACGTATTGACAGCATTACCGATAGCAGCAATCTCAAGAGCCGTGTTAGTGCGAAGCTGAATATATCCAGCCGTAGCATCAACGTTGCCAGTAAGAGTGCCACCAAGCGTGCCACCAGAGATGGTCACATCGTACAACGTACCGCCTTGAACGGTAATGTTGTCTTGAGTTACACCACGATAAACACCCATTTTTCTCTCCTTAAGAGAGGGGGGCCGAAGCCCCCCGCCCTAGTTTTTAGGCAGCGACGTTGGCCACGATGGCGAAACAGTTCACCACGCAGTCAGTCGGCACAGCCGTGTTGAGGAGAAGATCAATCGTGTCCGCCGAAGTCACGGCAGTCGGATTGGCAAGGTTCTCGATGTCGTAGCCCAACGCGTTCGAAGCAAGATCGTTCGCATACACGTTGGCCGCAGCAGGCGAACCACCGGTGAACCCGAAGTCAAAAGTTGCTGTCGTGTTGGTCGACTCCACCGTCGTCACCTGCAGACCGGCCGTAAGAACGACCGAGCCAGCCGGAAGAGCAATGACTTGCAGCGTATCGCCAGCAACCAGCGCCGTAGCACCAGCGTCAGAACGAGCAGCCACAATCTTGGCAAAGTCCAACGAGACCGAGAACCTTGAGACTTCCGTCACATTTGCCGGAAAAGACGCGGTTCCCTTATTAAAACCAAGCGAATCAGTATAAGCAGCCATTTCTATTTACCCCTTCAATTAAGCGAGCGTGACGACAGACTGAGCCAGAGCCTCGCCCTTGACGACCTTGTAGCCATACACCTGAAGACCACGAACGATATTACCGAAAGTGGACTCAGAGCGGATGGTTTCCATGTTCGTCATTTGCGAAGCAAAGGTGAAGCCCATCTTGTTACCGGCGATGAGGTTGAACTTACCGCCCGTATCGACCTTCAGATTGTGGCTCACGTACAGCGTGAAGCGATCCACCATTCCGAGGCGACC